GTGCATAATGCCATGATTCTAAAGTTCCTGTTGCGTTTGAACGGAATTTGCCAGTTACTGAACTTGGCTTATATCTATATTCCGCATAACGCTCTTGATAGCCGAACGTTGTTTCGTCGGCTGCACTTCCTTGTGCATATATTTCTTTATTTTTGACTGCTTGTTCGCCAATCGTAGAAAGCGTTGGCCAGTAATAATCATAAATTGTTTCTCTACTAAACATTCTGTTCAGTCCTTGTTGGTATGTTAGATCTGTTCTTACAGATACCATACCTATTACTATTGTGTGTTCAGTGAAACTCTTTGTAAAAGAGTGGCCACTTAATACTGTTGTTCCTATGGCCGATAAGTTACCTTGTGGTGTTGTAGCGTCAGTTGACGATGTTTGTGCGACCGGGCTGATATTTACCGGTGAGCTTCCGCCACCGAGATATTCTGGTCGTTGTAATCTAGCGTCTGGGCTAGTTACGTTAAAGTGATTCTTGATTACTTCGATATATCTTGAACCGCCACGGGCTTGTATTTCAAGAAATTTTTGTGTTGCAAATGCTAATCGAAGTTGGTTAATTGTTGCTGCTGTTGCTTCTGTTAAATCAGCAGTAACTTGTAATGTGTTATCATTATTTCCATCCGATTTAAATCCTAAATACTTATCAATTGCTCCGTCTCCGGCATAATAAAGTTTATCTCCGGTTGCTACATCTCCATCTTGGTTATACCAATCTGAATTTGCTGTCTGTTCTGATCCTATTGTATACAAACCGTTTACAGGTGCTGTAGTTCCTAACGGTATTGTTACGTCTGCGCCTTTTTGTGGCCATGGTAATGCCGATGTAAAATAATCGTGTTTTTTACCTCTATTAAGTAATGCATATGTAGTTGTATCATTGCCAGATGTTGTATCTACTGTTTTTGGTGCTTGGAGGTTTTCATCTCGGAACCAATCGTTCCAGACGAGCGTATACGCGCGGTGCCATAATGCACTGAATTCTAATCCTCCTACTTTAGTTGGTATTCCGAAATAATCGGACAGTGATCCTTCGGCTTCTCCACTGCCACTCGCGGTAATCGTCGGTGGTACTGGCGCTGCGACTGAAAAGTCGGGTGTTCCGTCTAATCTATCGGAACCAGCTGCTTTGTATGTTTTTGTTTCTCCCATAAATTCTTCGAAATCGTCCCAAACTAATCGTACTGGGACTGCGAAGAAATGGGTATCCATAAATGCATTGTCCATTGTAGGATGTATTGGTGTTGCTAATCGGCTGAATGCAGTGAGGTTACACGAGAACGTGTCGCCGGGTAGCGCTTCATCAACGTAAATTGGTACTAGTTGACCGGCATTGAATGTGGTTTTTAGCCCATGACTCCTATCAAATGTTGAACGTTGTATATCGGCATGTGGTACTTCGCTAAACTGATGTTGTTGCGATGAACCGATTCTTGTATTGTATTTGTGAGGGTTTTTCATGGGCATTTTATTTCCTTATTTTTTGTTTTTTTTGAATTGTAACACATGTTCATGCGCTTTTGCAAGACATGTGGGTTCTTGTGGTGTTAATTCACCTGTTGTTGTTTCGAATGTGCCAATTCGCCATAACGAATAATCCTCCGGATTTTTGGCAATTTGTGTATCTTCGTTCGCTAGATCGGCGAACTGTCTTAACGCTATTGCGTCATTTTCCAAGCTGTAATCTTGGTGGTATGCTTCAAGTGCTGAATCATATATTGTATATTTGCATAGTATCATAGCTTATTTCTCCTATATATGCTCATTCGAGCTTTGTGTGTTTTCTCTGCTTGACGCAGAGCCTCAGGCGAACGTAAGTGTTGTGTTTTTTTCATTTCCTTACGTCGCTTTTCTTTTATGACTTCCATATCCGTTGGATATTCTATTTCATAAAGTCTATCATAATATTTTGGGGGTCTCATTTCTTTTCCATTTATATGTATGTTATCTGACGGATAAACGTCATTTTTATGTTTGGCGAACCAGCTCCCCGCTATGCCGGGGCGCCGGCTCATTGTTGAGTATTCCTGTTGTTTTTCAATTATTTCGCCATTTGGTGTAATAATCTCGTAATGTTTTAAACCATTTTCGTTTATTGCGTCTTTTTTTTTGCCATTAATTTTCTTTTGGACGTAACCGGCGACATATGCCGCCGATTGGAATGTTACGTCTCCTATGGATGAGTGTCCTTTACCCCATAGTTTGCTTAATGTTTCTGATTGAGTAAGACCTTTTTGTCCTTGTATTATTTCGCGATCGCGAAAGTTTGTATTGAATAGTATTGCATGATAATGCGGACGGCCGAATTTATCGCCGTATTCTCCGCATTGATAGTATCTAATTGGATGGTGCTGATTTGCACCTTTGTTTTTTCTAAGCCTTTTCATAAAGTCTTGAAAATCTTTTTTTACTAATGTTCCGTGTTCGGGTAGATGTTCATTATCGTATGTTAACGTAATAAATATGTTGTTCAGCCATAAACTGGCTTCGTGCATGTTTCTTAACGCCCATTGACGTGAATATTCTTGTCTGCATCCAGTACACTGTTTGCAGCTTACAGTAGTTTTAGTTCCGTTTGATTCGTGGATTTTCCACGTGAGTCCACCGCCTATCTTGTTATAAGCGGTTATTGGATGAAAGCATGGCATAGTTGCTCCTTTTTTTTATAATCTAATTCCGCCTCTCATAGGTCGGCTGCTTCTTAAAGAGTTTTTTCTGTGTGTTCTCGCTGCTGTGCGTGAAAACATTCTCTTTGATTTTTTATAGTTCATTTTTCTAGGTCTTCTCATTGTTATCACTCTCCTTAGTTCGTGAGGTTATTTTTACGACTAACCCCTAAAGGTGTCAGTCGTTACAGTTGTATCAAGTGGACAACTGTTCTGCCGCGTCGGATTCATCCGACTTGCCTGCTGGGAGGGACGTTGTTTCCTCCCCAGCTTGAGTTTGTAAAGCTTGAGCTAAACGCTCGTTTTTAACAGCTAAACCCATTTCCTCCATCTCCTGGAGGTTTGCTGGATTTTCTGCAAAATTTAAGAATGTGTGCATTTCATTGTTGAATCGTGCCTTCACTTGTTCCGGTAATTCTTCAAACAATGTTTTTGCTGTTGCTAGTGTATTTTGCATTTCTTGAAAATCCACATTTGATACGTCTGCGTATTGTGGGTTTGCTTTTGTTTGTGGCATAATTCCTGTTTCCATGAATTGTGCTAATATCTTGTTAATATCACACTGGTCTGTGTGATGTTGTTCTGTGAGACCGTCATTAAACGTCTCACTATAATCTTCGTTGCCTAAATTATAGGCTGAACGAAATGTATTCTTTGGTACGCCAGTGGCTTTTCTTTTCGTCGTCATAGTATTTCTCCTGTACGTTTATCGAACATACCAAAATTAGGATTTCTATTACCTTTTTTGCCGCCGATTTTTGATGCGGCGATACCTAATCCAGTTAAACCGCCAATAGCTTTCGCTGTTGGTGCGGCTGCATTTGATGTTCTTTGTAATATATACATTTTTTTTCCTAATTCAGATTGGTCATAATTAGACTGATTAGCAAATCCTGGTATTTGTAATCGTAATATACGACCTTGCAAATTTGCTACTGCTGAATTAGTATTTTGCATTAGTCTTTGTGCATCTATTAATTTACCTGTTTTATTTAAATTAACTAATGCTTGCTTTGCTGATGCAGCTTCTATAGCTGCTTTTGCCCTATTTCCCATAGGAGCCATTGCTCCGCCGGGTGAACTTGCTTCTTTACTACCGGCTAAAATGGGATTAATTCCGGCCTTACGTAAATCCGCCATTCGGCGTTGTACGGCCGTATTGGACATTTCTCTTTGAAAGTCCATTTGTTTTTGTGCCATTTGGGCACTTGCGACATCTTGATCTCTTTGTCCTTTATATCCAAAGATGCCGCCTATTGCTGAGCCAAGCCAATCCATTAGAAATGTGTCCCGCCAGGTATGCTGTTTACAGGCATTGGTCTTGTACATCTAAGTTTGAATAGCGAATCAAATATAAATTGAGGTTCGCTTGCTACCGCTAATGTACGTTGTACATTTGTGTCTGTTACCTGTATCCATGAATCACCAAGTAATGGCAGACTTGCGTATTCCTGTGCATAATGCCATGATTCTAAAGTTCCTGTTGCGTTTGAACGGAATTTGCCAGTTACTGAACTTGGCTTATATCTGTATTCCGCATAACGCTCTTGATAGCCGAACGTTGTTTCGTCGGCTGCACTTCCTTGTGCATATATTTCTTTATTTTTGACTGCTTGTTCACCAATCGTTGACAACGTTGGCCAGTAGTAATCGTAAATTGTTTCTCTACTAAACATTCTGTTCAGTCCTTGTTGGTATGTTAGATCTGTTCTTACAGATACCATACCTATTACTATTGTGTGTTCAGTGAAACTCTTTGT